ACTCAGAAGATGGTTGCCCTGTCTCATCTGGCGGGGAAAGGCCCTGATGTGATCTGGGGTAAACAGGCTGAGATCTTAGAGAAGGTATCAACCTCTAAAGAACCCCCGGCCCTTGACGGCACAGGTCCTGCTGAGGAGCAGATCATGGGTCATGCTATCCTTAAAGATGCCAAGGGCAAGGTGATGGAGACCGATGAAGATGTGACTAAGTGGGGCACTGCTGCTATCATGGCTGTTAATGGTAAGCTTGGTGGTAGTACAAGGGCTAACCAGAAGGCTCTGCTGGATGAGTTCCAGACTAATGCAGCTGTGCAGAACCTTGAAAAGTTGAAGAAGACCCAGCCCAAGGCTGCACAGGATATTGCTGTATGGGTTACTCGGACCACCCTGCAAAGGAATACTCAGGCTATGCAGGAGTTAGGGCAGCTGGTGGCTGATGAACCCGGTGTATCAATCCAGAATGATAATGGTAAATTGAAGTTGGTACATCCCGCCACTGATGATGAGCCGTTCTCTATTGAAGGCGGGTATCGTTACAAAGACTTTGAAGATATGGTAAAGAGTATCAATGAGACTGCAGAGGGGCTGGTTAACATGAAGTCCTTCACGACAGATGCTAGTCTTAACCCTGCAGAAGCTAGGGAGAAGTTTAATTGGGATTACTACCAGACAGTAACTGCAGATGTTAAGACCACCCCCGACCAGCCTTTTATCGAATGGGGCCTCTCCCCTGAGGAGTTTGAGAAGTCCAATGCGTGGATCAGGATTGGTATTCCTACTTTCCAGAATTTATGGAGGAAAGAAAGTAATGACAAGAATGTTACTGGCAGTGGTGGTACTGATAAATTTTCAGTAGGCCTTGAAGAGGATAGGACAGGACCTCTTCAAGAAGGCCCTATCTCTGAGACTGTCCTAAATGCTTTAGGAGAAATTGAAAGTAGTATGAGGGCTGATGCTGTGAGTCCCAAGGGTGCTAAAGGGTTATACCAAATCATGCCTAAGACTGCTAAAGATCCGGGCTTTGGTGTGAAACCTATTGATCTAGAAGATGCTACTGATACTGAACAACGTGGATGGGTAAAGGATTACCTTGGTGCTATGGTCGAAGAGTTTGGAAGATTAGATCATGCTCTGGTCGCATACAATATGGGCGTGGGGAGGACTAAGAAGTGGGTTAAAGACGGTGGAGTTGAAGATGATCTCCCCAAGGAAACTAAAGATTATCTTGGTAAGTTCAGGGCCAAGGGAGTCCTCCCATTCTCTAACAGTGCTGTTGATGATGCTCTCTCCGTCCTTAATAAACTAGTCAGTAATGAGTAAAGAACTAACCCTTGCCATCCGTATGGCTACCCAGTCTCTCAATACTCTTCGGGATCTTGAGAGTAGGTTCCAGACGGTGATTTCTTCTGTTAGGGCTTTAGAAGATCATACTACTAATCTTATTTCCCTCAGCAGAGTACCCCCTAAAAAGGGACCCCCCGGTGAAGCAGGTAGAAACGGGGTAGATGGTAAAGATGGTAGGTTGGGTCAAGATGGTAAAGACGGGATGGACGGTATTCAGGGCGAACAACGTATCTGGAAGCAGTGAGGCTTACATTCCGACACTGGATTTGAAAACACTAATGCTCCCCTTTGGGGTTCAGATTGCCAAGGGCAGCACAGAGAAGATGGTTCTTCGGATTAGGGACGACTGTTCAGCCGTGGATCAGTTTGACTGTATCGCCTACGGCTTCGACCGGATTTAGGGACGCAAGGAGATAACATATGTGGATACCTATTGAATTACTAGCCGCCCTCATCACCATCTTACCAGCCCTGTTCAACAATGGCTAAGCAGGACCCGAACCCCCCTAAGTGGGATGATTCCATGTCTGATGGTGGGACAGCTATCCCTGATAAGCTGATCCTTAGTGGCTCTGCCCACGATGTATTCGTCAGGCACGATAAGGATTACCATTATGGTGGAGGATGGTGGGAGAAAATTAAGGCAGATGCTCGGATGGCGTGGGGCCTGATGAAGAAGCCCGGATCATGGAAGATCATCTCGGTCCCGGCCTTCATAGCTGTCTCCACAGTCGGGGCAGTACATTTCAACTGGGAAGGATCTGGCCCACCTAAAGAAGAGGAGTAACCCATGAAATTTATTATCCCTATTGTTGCTGTACTACTGAGTGGCTGTGCCACTGCAGAAACTGTGAAGCCTGAGGTAGCCCCTGTTCAGCAGTGTGGGGAGAGGTTATCTGTTGAGTACTGGGAAGATTACTTCGGTATTAAGATGGGGCCTCTGAATGAGGGGCAGAGGGCTAGGTTCTTAAGAGGCTTTAACGCCTCCCCACCGGCCTCAGACTACCAACCTAAGACTGTGTACCTTGTGGTGGTAGATCAAGGGACTGCCGTGGCCTTCTTCCATGATGGGGTATGCCTCACCCTGATACAGCCTGTCCCCCTCCCATTAGTAGTAGAATGGATGGAGACTGTGGAGGCTTAACGCTTCTTAGTCTTTCTAAAGACTGTACCTTTTTCGAAGCAATCAGTATGTCGAACAAAGTCTTTTTTATACAGGGCTACTGAGGCTCTTCGGCAATTTTCTACACCCACAAACTCTATAGTGTATAGTGGTCCATCCATAAGGACTACCAGTAAAATAAACACCTTACTCATGTCTTCTTCTCCTTCCCAAGCCTCTGTAGTTCTCTTTGTGTGAAGAATAGGATCTTATTGAGATCATACTCAGGGGTGGTACCTTCCTTCTGACCAAGACGGTAACAGGCTTTGAAGATATTAGCCACTGCAAAGTTCATGTTCTTATATTCAATTAAGTCTTGGATTTCCTCTGCCTCAGGGGGGAGTTTATAGTAGTCTGTCTTCCACCCATCAGATTTAGTTTTCCTTTTCATCCCTATTACTCCTGTGGTCTCATCGGGTAAAGGTTTAACACCCGGTACTCCGGGATTCCATTTAATCTTAGGGCCTCCACAGGTACATTGGATCTCTTGATCGAAGGGGTTCATAAACTTCCCAGTATCACCACAGACTATACATTCAGGCATTATTTCTCTCCTCCCAATGTAGTTCTTTATGGCAGTTAGCGCACACAACAATACATTTTCGTACCTCTAACATTAATCTCTGTAACTTTGCTGTTAGCATAGAAGAAACTGTAGCATCTTTTTCACTTCTATCTATGTGATGGAACTCTAACGCTTCCGCACATTTACAATACCCACATAAAGAACATCCCTTATGAAGTTTATATACATCCAACCATCTTTTTCTTCTACTTTCTTTTTTTCTTCCACGAATAATAGCATCTTCCCGACTACATACCTTACATCTACTATGTGTAATATACGTTTTACCGTTTGTTTTAGTAAAGGAATAGAACGCTGTTAAAGGTTTAGATAGTTTGCATTTAAGACACACTTTACTCACAAGTTTTATTCCCTGTTTTTGGATCTATATAGCATGCAGTACCTTCCTCTTCAATCGGTACTTTATTTAAAATCCCAAATCTTTTACCTGCTGCGCGGAACGTAGTCAGGCCTTTACAGCCCAGCTTCCAAGCCTGTACATACAGGTCTTTGAAGTCCTCCCAAGTAACATGATCCCCCACATTACAGGTCTTAGATACTGCACTATCAACATGGGACTGTGCCACTGCTAAGACGGCAAGGTGTTCCTTCATAGACACCTGATCAGAGGTCTTTCCCCCAATCTGATATTGGGCATAGGCATAGTCAGGGACAGACACCACCACATCCCCCTCCTCAGTCTTCACACTACGCTGTGTCTCCAAGGCAAAGACAGGCTCAATCCCACTACTCACATTATCTGCAGTGAGGGAGATAGTCCCTGCAGGGGCTACTGAGATCAGGTGAGAGTTCCTGATACCATAGGCCTTGATCAGGGTCTGTACCTCTGGCCTCAATCCTTTAACATACTTTGACTGGGGGTATAGGTCCCGGTCATATGCTGAGAAGACCCCCTTCTCTATAGCCAACTCTACAGAATACTTATAGGCTGTGTTCTTGAGGGTGGATAGGACCTCATCAAGGAACTCTATAGCCTCTACAGAGCCATAGGGATGCCCCAGTATTGACGCTGCGTTGGCGTACCCTGTGATACCTAATCCGATCCTACGCTTCTGTACGGCCTCCCTCTCCTGCTCTGGGAGGGGGTAAATGGTCCTATCTATGACATTGTCCATGGCCCTGACAATATGGGGGATATCGTGCTCTAAGGCTGCGTAGTCAAACTCATAAATATCAAGACCACACGGTACAACATCAAGATCCACTTCATGTTTAATGTACTTAGTCAGATTAAAGCTACCCAGTAGGCAAGCACCATATGGTGGGAGGGGTTGCTCACCACAGGGATTAGTAGCGGCTATCTTCTCACAGTAATGGAGGTTATTCTGCTCATTAATGGTGTCGATGAAGAGGACACCCGGTTCTGCCCACTCCCATGTGGCCCTCATAATCTCATCCCACAATGCAGCTGGGTCAATGGTATCCACCACCTTCCCATCCCACATCAGGTCAAAGGCCTCCTCATTCTCCAATGCTTTCATGAACTCATCAGTGACAGCTACAGAGATGTTGAAGTTCCTGAGTTTATCTTTGTTCTGTTTAGCTCTTACGAACTCTTCGATGTCGGGGTGGTCCACCCGGAGGACACCCATCTGCGCACCCCTTCGATTGCCAGCAGAGGAAACAGTATTACAGACAGAGTCATAAATATCCATGAAAGACACAGCGCCAGAAGCTTTACTCCCCAAGGTTTGGATTGGAGCGCCTCTGTGTCGGAGTGTACTAAAGTCATACCCGATTCCACCACCCTTACGCATTGTCTTAAAGGCATTAGTAGCCCCGTCCATAATCCCCTCAGTAGAGTCTTCGATGGTTTGGGAGACGAAGCAGTTGAATGCGGTAGTTTTGCGCGGACTACCAATGGCCGCTTGTACCCTCCCAGCAGGGAGGAACCTTTGATCAAGGAATATACCTTTGATCTTTTTCCTGTGTTCTTCTCCATCACTCAGCCCTCCAGCCAGCCTCGACATAGCTTCATAGAAAGTCTCCCCCGGCCCTCTATACTTCTCTGCATGGATCTGTTCAGAGATGGGGAGGGTGGGGCCGTAGTGTTTATCCATGTAGTTCTTCCTTTAAATATCTGAGTAGGTCTGGGTTCTTCTTGAATACAGAGGTTAATCCATCTCCTAAAGCACTGACAATATGCTCCTCCATCCCCTCCATTTGTATATTATAATGCTTCTGGAGACCATGTAGTATCTCATGTATGAGTACATCTACTCTCTCAGTTTTATGTAGATCTACATCTACGGTAATAACTGGCCGTTTATACTCAATAGTCCCTTTATCCAATATAGGCGCACTAATAACTTTATAGTCTGTATGAGATATAGAGATCTTCTTTGGGAGTTTACACATTCAAGAGATCCTCTTCCGTAGCTTCGAGTACATCCTTTATAGCAGTGATGGCTTCATCAATATCCACTCGTCTAGCGGATAAGTGATCATCCCCCCTCTTCTGGTAGAAGGCAAAACGATATTTATCTAGACTATTAAGTAGAGCCTTTGCAGTCTTAGTAACCTCAACCGAATACTCTGCCACTGTATCAGCAGCCTTCTTCCCTGTGCCTAGGTCAATCATCGACTAATCCTTTCGGTACCTTGATACGTTTGTATTGTTTCTTCTTACTAGGGACTACTTTACTTTTGTATTGCCCCTCCTGTAAAGACTTGGCGTAGATGTTCCTCTTCCTACGCACAGCCCTCTTAAGTTTCGATGTCCTCATAACCCGTCTCCAAGTCTAGAAAGTCTAAGTCGGTCAACACATCAATGAATACATCTGGATCCTCCTGTACCCTATCCCAGAAGGCATCAAGGATATCCTGTCCTGATAGATTGAGTAGTTCTATCAAGTCTAGTTTGTCATAGTAGAGGAGTAGTCTTGCCCTCAGTTCCTCATCATCAATGATCAGACCGTTTAACATTACTTATACTCCTTCTTAAGGCGATCAATAGAGACAAACTCAGGATCATATGTCCCATTGATTACGTTTCTTTTAATTGTTACACCCCTCCACCATAGATCGTTAGCCTCCCCGGCAAACTCGGCAAAGTAATCACACATGGTACCAGACATAAGGCCATGGATATTCTTCCCCCTAGCATCAGTCCTCATGGAGTAGTCAATGGTATGTAAGTGACCCGCTGTACAGGACATGTACTGTTTGGTCAGGAGGGAATAGGCTGGATGTTCACCCCCAATAGGGCGGCCCATAACACCGCTAGTAAAATAGTGGGCGTAAGCCACACCATCAATATCAATAATCCCCGGTGTAGCCCCTCGGTATGGAACGAATTTCCATCCAAACTTCTCATAACGTAGATCGTCCATACTAATAATACCATCAAGCTTAGTAGGATCTGTTGAGATGGCTCTACTAATACGGTGCTCATGGTTCCCCTCCAACATATAGAGTTTAGGTTTCCTCTTCTTAGCCTTCTTCAAAGGCCAGAACATCCTCTCCTGTGCGTCGATGGTGGCTTCGATATCTTTCTTGTATCTCCGTCCTTCGAAGCCTTGGGTGCCCCTATCGTAACTACAGAGGGAATGCATGTCGGCCATGTCCCCCATACAGATTACCTTGTCGGGTTTCAAGTCAAGGATAAGCTTACCCAGCCATTCAAACCTCTTATTATGATAGTCTGGGTTGGCATGGGGATCAGGTATGACTAGGTGTGTTGACATTTAACTTGCCTCAGTGCCTCTTCCAACTCATCAGGGAAGTAGCCAGACCCACGGAGAAATTGACAGAACGCATCAACAACCCCACCATCTACATAGAGACTAGTCCCCCCATCGTATTGAAAATTAACATGCACATAATGATTCAATCCTTCTCCCTCAACATTATAGGAAAAGTAAAACTCCTCAACGAAACCATCATCATCCATCTTCTTTCTCCTTAAGCTGCCTCAGGTGTTGGTTTAGGATCGGGGGTTTGGGTGGGATTGGGCTGGTACAGTACCCCGATCTTCGCTAATGACTGTACTAGATGTCTGAATTCTTCCCAGTTTAATGTACCATTAGTGTTAATAGATATCCTAAATCCCTCACATTCTTTAGTTCCCATGTCATGGATTTCTACAATATCCTCTAACTTAAACATTAGAACTCCTTCGGTATGTATCTGATTGCACCGATCTGCTTGTTATAGTATAGTCTACCATCCTTATGGGGGGCTGTCAATACATTCCTTTTATGTTGCTGGTTGGCCTCTCCATAGGTCAGCCCACCCCTTGTCTTATAGTTCTTTAGGATCTTGAACTCGAAGTTCTTCACCCCATATTTCTTAATATCCTCATTCAGTTCTTTAGAGGAGGATGTATAGAAATGCCAGTCATTCTCCTTGACGGGCTTCCTCTTCTTATACACCCAGTACTGTTTCTTCCCAAGGTACTTCCTTCCGTTGAGTGGACAAGTAATCTCATAGAGAAAACCGAAGTACTTCTTAGGATTGGGTACCCTACCTACCCAATGATGCTTAGCCATCGTTTTCCTCCGTCTTAAGTCGGGTAAAACTACCCCCTATACCCTTTCTTTTAAGGTTCTTACCTAATCTATACTGATATAAAGGGCAGTGGGTAAGGGGGCAAAGACGTACCTCTTTCCTATTACCCCCACTACACACAATACAGTGTGCCCGAATAGCCCTCATAGGAGTAAGGCCTTTAGTTGTTATACGCATAGTCTTTCCCTGTATAGAAGTGGATCCTCTTCCATGCTTGGAAGCCTTCATCGACTAGATCAGCCCCACCCACATCCGACCCTACATTCATCACATAGTTCACAAGGAACCAATGAAGATCTTCCATGTTCTTCTTCTCTTCTTTATTCTCCTCCGACATCCTCAGCCTCCATAGGTTCTCTTAAGATCCAAAGTAGTTTAGCATTTTCTTCAAAGCGATCTTGGTAGGCCTCACCAAACTCTTTCTTGTACTGAGCCGTGATAACATCCTCTCTCTCTTGAGCCGTCAACCCCCTCAATAACTTATCAGATTTCTTTTCACCAAGACCGTAGATACCTACGATATTGTCAGCCCTATCCCCCATCAGCATCTGCTTATGAAAGAATAAGTCAGCCTCTTCTACAGTCACATGGTACTTATCATCCTTCCTAAAGTTATAGTGCCAACCGGGGATCATATCCATGTCCTTGTCGATGGAGCAGATGATTGTCTTATTATTAAATTTTGCTTGATCCCAATATCTAGGATCTGGATCAAATTTTCGGCTTGCTTCGCACTGCGCAATCCCCATAGCATCATCAGCCTCCATCCCCTCTACAGTCTCTGCATCCCAATGCTTCACTAGGTAGTCCTTGATAGCCTTGTAGTGGTAGGGTTTATGATCTGGATCCCTTGTTCCTTTATAGGGATGGGTAACGGCTACACTGTCACGGAAGTTCCCCTTACCACTGAGGTAGATCGTACCATCATTAGAGCCACAGGCCTCTGCAATACTGAACAGGGTCTGCTTCACATTGGAGAGGGCGAACTCCACGGGGTCAGGGATGATAGTCTTCACCATCCCTTCGGGGTCTATGTTCCTTTCAACACAGTACTTCTTAGCATCTTTCTTATACTGGAAATCCTGCCCATTAATGTGGTAGTTGTTCTTCTCAGCTGCAAAGCCACATGAATAGACAAGGATATCACCGTCGATCAAGGTGTACATCTAATCCTCCAACTGTTTCTATGAGATAGCAAGATAGGGGGTAAAGTCTTTGTATTTGGTTATGATCAATCGGGTAGCCCTCTTTAATGAGGTATTAATCTCTTTCTTACTCATATCATGAGTATAAATTGTCATATACTTACAATGTAGATCATGATAGAACTGTGTAGGTTCTGTCAAGTATCGTACACCATCATGACAGAGGCGACACAGGCCTATGTCGAACCTTTCCATCTGCTTCTTAGGCCCTCCAAAGTCCATGATCTCTATCACCTGTACTGGGGTATCCATGTATGGGACCTTGATATTGAAGACCCCACCCATCACAGCGTTGAGGGCTTCGTACTTCTCCTCAGACTCTTCATCCATAGACTC